CATGGAAGTTGAAGTTATTTCTAGGACACGTAGTAGAGAAATTGAGGAGCAGGTTGCTAAAAAAGAACAGCATGAAAAAGCTTTAGAAATTATTCTAAAGAAAGGTACTGATGAGCTTCCAGAAATGGAGTTTACCTCTGCTATGGAAGCATCAAAAGCAATTGAATTAGCAATTAACGGACAACGTAAAATTGCGAAAGAAACTATTAATTTACAGTTTATTGATGATGTGTTATCGGCTATCACTACTATTATTACTGATGACGATATGAAAAGAAAGATTGGCCTTGAGCTACGTAAAATATTTCAAAAATATTCTAAAGAATAAGGCTTCCATCTTAGGCTAATTTATGGTAAAATATATAGATAGGCTGGCACAATAGGTCGGCCTATCTATATCTATTTTAAGGCATAGTTAAAGCTACTTAATACAGTGTTTTCCACATGGTAAAAACAACCGAAGTTGGGTTTGTAGACGCTTTTGATAGGCTGGCTAGCACCCTAATTAATGAAGAAACGTTACATATTGGTACCTTTTATGAATTTATACGGGATATTTGGTCGCAAGGTTTTGAGAAACCAGAACATTTTCAAGCATGGCATGTAAAAAAAATATGTCGTGATGTAGAAGAATGTATGGAAACAGGACAGCATTATGTTGCCGTACTCCCTAGAGGTCACTACAAGAGTACTATTCTAGGACATGGCTTTGCCGTGTGGCGACTTTTAAAGGCTACAAAAGATACTGAAATAGTCTATGTCAGTTTCACTGAAAAAATGACTAGGTATCATATTTCAGAAATTAAAAAAGAAATTAGAAATAATCCGGTTCTTTATCCTTTAATGAAGGATAGATCGTCTGATGCTGACGGTGTTTTTAAATACTTAGTTAATGGCATTCATATTGAGATTGTTCCAGCAGGCTTGTTTAACTTTAAGCGAGGGATGCACGTCGATGGCGGATTAATTGCGGATGATATATTAAGAGACGCTGAAAACCCTCTTAATACTGGAGAATTAGAAAAAGCAAAAGATTTCTTTATGAAAGAAACGATGCTTGTTCCTAACCCTGGTGCTCCTATTATTGTTATGGGAACACCAATGGATACAAATGACTTATTATCAGATCTTCAAAATGATGATGCGTTTGATACGTGTGTGCTCCCAGTCTTTAATCCAGTACCAGGGAGAGATGTTTTAGCTCCTGAGATACGCAGTAGGGAGTGGTTAGAACAATATGAAAGTCAGCGACCTAAGATTTTCTCTGCTGAGTTCATGTTAAATCCAGTTTCTACTATTAATGCTTTCTTAAGTATTGAAGAAATTAAATCTGTTGAAGATATAGAATTAGCAAATTTAGATCCATATGCTTATCATCATGACCTAAAAAGTGATTTAACAGTCGCTGGTTTTGATATTGGTAAAAAACGGCATCCATCACATTTATGTGTATTTAAAAGCCGAATAGGGAAACCGGATCTTATTGAAATAAATAGCACCTTCCTAGATGGGGTTGATTTTACTACGCAAGCTGATTTCCTAAACTTAGTGGCGGAGAACTTTGATATCGATAAAGGTTTCTTTGATAATACTATGCCAATGTTAGAAGATCGGGAAATAAATTCAGTTTGGGAACCTATTATCTTTACACCAAAACAACGTAGATATATGTCTTCTAAATTTGAAGAATATGTCAATAAAGGCAACCTTAAATTAATTGTAGATCATCGTCAACGCTCTCAAATTGTATGTGTTGATAACACTTTAACAGCCGCAGAAACTCCAGCAGGACATGGTGATTCTTTCTGGTCAATTGCGATGGCTGTTTTTGCTCACGTTGAATCAATAAAAGGACACACCCAAGATGTAGGAAACCTATTAGACATGGTTAGTATGGGAGATGATTCAGCAGCAATGGAATCTCTAGATTTCCAACGTAAGGAAGAGGGCTTAGCAGAAGGGGATAAACGTAAACTTGCTTGCCCAATCTGTGAGCATAGTGGGGTGGGTTGGGTATTTGAAAATCAGCTTTGTATTGTTTGCCATTCTCAAAAATTAAATGAGGATGAAGAAACCGCTACTATGGCTATGATAAATTCCGCCCCTCTAAATACTGATAACTCTGAGGATGAAACAGAGTTAAGCAACACAATGCAAATTAATACATAATATAGGAGAACTTAATGGAATATAATTTAGCTGAGCAACGAATAACCCCCAATATAATTACAATTTTAGAAGATCGATACCTAATGAAAGACAGTGAAGGAAAGTTAGTAGAAACCCCAGATCAAATGTATTTAAGAGTAGCCAAGCATGTAGCCAATGGACAAACTGATTTAGAGGATTCTTATTATAAGATGATGGCTCTTGGTGAATTTCATCCTAATTCTCCTACTTTAGTAAATGCGGGAGCAAATAAAGGTTGTTTGAGTGCTTGTTTTGTCCGTAGCCCTGAAGATGATATGAATTCAATCATGGATGTATTAAAGGATATTGTCATGATTGAAAAATGGGGGGGCGGTATTGGCGTTGGTGTAAGTAAACTTCGAAGTAAAGGGGCGCATATTGGTACTGTTCATGGGCAAGCTCTTGGGCCAGTAAACGTACTTAAAATGATTTCCTATAATGCTTCCATGATTACACAGGGAAGTTTCCGTCGAGGAGCACATATGGGACAACTTATTATATCTCATCCTGATATTCGAGAATTTATTCACTGTAAAGATGGGTTTGATTCTTTACAGAATTTTAATATTTCAGTACAAATTACTGATGCTTTTATGGAAGCTGTTATTGGGGATTTGCAATGGGATTTAATTGATCCCCATACCGGTTTAATTACAGAGACTTTAATGGCTAAGGAATTGTGGCAAGAGCTATGTGATTCAGCACATGCCACTGGTGACCCTGGTATTGCTTTTATAGACCGTGTTTGGGAAACACAACCAAATCCTCAACTTGGGGATATAATGACCAGTAATCCTTGTGGTGAGGAGTATTTGGAGGATGGTAATAGCTGTTGCTTAGGCTCTATTAATTTATCTAAGTTTGTTGTTAATGGTCAATGGGATTATGCCAGGCTTGATTTAGCAGTTCATACAGCCGTTGGTTTCCTTAATGGTGTTATTGATGTAAATGAATTTGCCTTTCAAGCGTTAAGAGATGTTAATTTAGCCACACGCAGAATTGGTCTTGGTATTATGGGATGGGCCGATGCTTTAATTTCTCTTGGTATTCCTTATGATTCTCAAGAGGCTCTTAATGAAGCGGATAATATTGGTTCCGCAATTAGTACAAGTGCTTGGGATGCTTCAGCAAACTTGGCTATTAAAGATGGCCCATATCCTGAATGGAAAAATTCAGCTTTTAATATTCCAGGTGCACGTCCAGTAAGAAACTCATCAGTAATTACTATTGCGCCTACAGGAACTATTAGTAGATTAGCAGACTGTTCTTCCGGTATTGAGCCGCTATTTGACCTTGTGTGGGAATCTAATATCCTTTGGAAAGATGATACTGGAGAAAATACAACAAAGATGGTGGATTGTGCTAAAGGTATTAGAGAAGCTTTAGTTAGAAAATATGACTCCGATAAAGAAGGTGGCCGTGTAAGCCTCGATTTATTAGAAACTCATAAAAACGAGCCAAAGGCATTACTAGCAGAACTTCGAGAGTTCCTTGATCCGGAGATCTATCAAACCGCACTTAATATTACGCCAAAAGCGCACCTTAATATGCAAGCAATGTGGCAAAAACATACTTCAAATGCGGTGTCTAAAACTATTAATGCCCCAAATGATCTTACTGCAGACGAAATACGAGAAATTTATCTTCAGGCGTGGCAATTAAAGTGCAAAGGTGTTACGGTGTACCGTTCTGGTACTAGAGAGGTAGAAGTGCTATCTTCAACTGTAGAAACTGGGAAAACGGAAGCTCTTATAGGGCAATTAGAGGAAAAGCTTGAAAGTGATTGGGGGATTAATGAGAGTAACTTTCCTGAGCCTGGGAATATAGAACGACCTGATGATTTAGAAGGAATTACCTCTAAGTGGAATACTGGACACGGTAGATTATTGGTTACGACGAATTGGAATGGTAAGCCTCATGAGGTGATTCTTACTGGTGGAAAAGCTGGTGGGTGTGATACAGCCTTTCTTGAAACAATTGCAAGGTTGATTTCGATGAGCTTACAAAAGGGAATTTCATACGAGGATATTGTTTATCAATTAACGGGTATTACATGTTGTCCTGCTTGGCATAAAGGTCAATTGGTTTTATCTCCTTCAGATGGAGTTGCAAAAAGCATGAAGAAGAATTTTGAAGGAAGGGAAATTAATAAATTTGCTTCTATGCAAGAACAACCTCTTAAATTGGCAGAAAAGAGTCCAAAATGTCAAAAATGTAATGGAAGAATAATTCAAAGAAGTGGTTGCGCGGAATGTGAATCTTGTGGGTATGGTAAATGCGATTAAAAATTGCATCTATATACCCATATAAGGTATAATATAATAGTATAGAAAGAAAAGTTTATAAATAGGTGAAGAAAATGTCCACAGATTTTGGGAATATTGAAATTGGAAATAGTTTACGAGAAAGAAAAGTACAATACGTAGCAAATCGAGATGATTATGGAATTTGGCGTATTTTAGATACTTGGCACCCAGAAATGACGACCATCCAATTGACAGATGATTTAGATATTCCGGATGATTCAGATGCCGTACTAATCCTTAAAGAAGGTCAATTTCTTGCTTTAATGCATGAAGTAGAAGTACAAAATTATATGCCAGCCGCTAATGGAGAAAAGCCCCTTTTTAATATTGCAGATGAAGGGCTTGATCTAAGTAGAGAAGAAGAACTACTTAAAACAATTGCAGAACTACAACAAGAAGTAGCTGACTTAAACATTGCTAATATTGTCTTACTGGAAGATCAAACAGAGGTTCAATATTCTTCTGATGATCATGAATATCGTATGCGAAAATTAGATCTTTATGAGACAATGAGTAATAAAGGGAATCTAGATTTACAAGTCGCGGAACTAATCAATAATTCAGGAGCCTAAGAAGCAAAAACAGGTTATTAAATGGATTTAAAAAAATATCTTCCAGAATTACCAGGCGTTATTAAACAACAGGCGCAAATGAACCAATTGTTTAATACAGTATCGTTAATGAAAAGTGCCGAAGGTGCTGATACATACCGTTCCCCTACCCTTGGCTTAGATTTACTTTACGGTGGGTATGTTAGCCAACAACTACAATATCGACAACAGCAAGTTTTTCAATTAATTGAGTTTGCAAAAAACACTGAAGAAGTACGCGCCCCAATTAATCATATTATTAATGAGGTTTTCCGTCGAGGGATCGAATGGAAGCCTAAATTTGCCGTTAAATGTACTTTGTGTAGTACAGAATATACATCACCAATCGAAGAATGCGAAGAGTGTAAAGAATCTCTATCCGCCAGGAAAAAAGCAGCGATGGAAAAAGGAGAGGAGGTAGAGGAAGGCGAACTTATTAAACCTTCTCTCGTCCAAAAGAAGAATTTTGATCAATTTATGTCAGATTCAAATGTTTTTGACATGTCTTTTGAATCTATTTTACGAGCTCTTTGGTTTGATATAAATTCTCTCGATGATATGTTTTTACATATTGTTAAAGAATATATTGAAGGGGCTGAAGGAACAGTACGTTCTAAACCGATTGAAATTAGACGTTTAAACCCAGCTTATATGGAATGGGATTTAAGTCCTGAAGGCTTACCTAAAAACTCTCACTGGCTTTGTTATATCCATCGAGATATCGAGCCTGCAGAAAGCCCTGGACATTGTGGCGAATGTGATCGACCTCTAGTAGCGGCCATGTATAAATATAATTATCGTGCACACCCATTCTACCTTCTAGATTCTGAGGTTATTCACGCAAGTAAATTTTATCATTCCGAAACCTATGGTTATAGCCCACTTCTAACCTTAATGCACAAGATTTTAACAATTAGAGGAATGGACTTAAACGTTTATAGGTATTTCTTTGAGCGTAGAATGCCTGCCTCTATGTTACTAGTATTTACAGATGATCCTGAATCCTTACGTAGAGAAAGGGATAACATTGCAGCTAAAATGCGCTATGATCCAAACTACATCCCAATGGTGGCTGTAGGTACGAAACAGGGTAGAGGAAGAGTAGATATGGTTAGACTTTTCCACACCCTTCAGGAAATGGATTATTTACCGGTTAGAGAAGAAATTCGTGAAAGAATTGCCGCAATGTGGGGAGTTACTCCTGCTTGGCAGGGTTCCCCCGATGCATATGGTGGTATGTCTTCACAAACACAACAATTAACAGTGATGTCTAGGGTTGTAGAAGGCGATCAACGTATTCTACATGAACAAGTATTTCCACCTCTTCTAGAAGCTTTTGGTATTACAGATTGGGTTCTAGAATTGAAACAACCGGAAGAAAAGGCTGAAGCAACTAGAATCGCTTTCGCTCAACAAAGAGTATCGGTAGCAAACATGCTTCTCCAAATGGGTTTCAATATAGAAATTAAAGCGGGAAAGATGGGTATAGATAATGTTGAATTCGAAATTTCTGGTGAAGCTCTAAACCCAATTGAACAACAGAAAGCTATGATGGAATCTACTATGGGTGGCGGCGATCTTGGAGACGCTGCTGCCCCCTGGCCTGAAGATGAAGACAGTGAAACGGAAGAAGATGCTGGCGGGGACGTTGCTCAAGAGCCAAACCTTACTTTAAGTAAAATGGGCTCCTCTGAGTTTGTTCCCTTATATAAACAATTAGCAGATAAAGGATACGCCTTTCCAGCAATGCATGAAGTAACAGCGGATCATGTAATCTTTAATGTTAATGATTCTCCATTATATAAAGCAACATTACACAATGGTAATGTGCTGGATATAGAGAAGTATGTACCTGCGAGGATGCATGTCCATAGTGGTAGGCCACCTCATGATACAAACATAAAACATTCGGCAGGACTTGATCGCAAACCCAGAAGTGAGGGTAATCAGTTTGATGCGGAAGAGCCTGTAACACCAGATTTAGGTTAATAAGAAACGAGGAATAGTATGCAAATTTGGAGAATTATTTACGGAGTAGCGGTAGAAAACCTTAAAGAACGGTATAGTTCCACAGAAATTAAGGAACAATTTAGTGAGCAACGAGTACAAGGAGTTGGGGAGTTCTTTACTTCATCAGTAATGGCATCCCCCTCAGGCAAACCGGCGGATTTAGCTATATGGGCTGAATGGGAAGATGATGATGAAAATTGGGGACGCTGTATGAAAGGGATTTTATTAGGTGTTCATGATGGATTGGAAGAATATCTTATGTTAGAAGAGCTTTCCCAAGAAATGGACAATATTTTTGCATCTAATGTACATCCAGTGGGACGTATTCGATGGTTAAAGGAAGAATATAAAGAGCCAATATCAGATGTTAAAGAAATAATTAATAATGCTTTACAACAACAACTTAGGAGTTAGAAATGAATATTTGTGAATGCGGTTGTGGTCAAGAGTGTGGAAGTAGATTTTTACGTGGACACAACAAAAGAACCGGACAAGATAAAAGTAAAGAAGGGATCGAAAAGTTACTAACACTCCTATCAGATATGAAAACAATTAAATCTACGGAAACTGCCCTAGCAGAAC